GTCGTCGATGGTGCGGGCATTGGCGGTCACGTCCTCGCCCACGGCGCCGTCGCCGCGGGTCGCGGCGCGGACCAGTCGGCCCGCCTCGTAGCGCAGCGACAGCGACAGCCCGTCGATCTTGGGCTCGGCGGTGAAATCGAGCGGCGCGTCCTCGGCCAGACCCAGGAACCTGCGGATCCGGGCCGCGAAATCGACCACTTCCTCGTCGGTGAAGGCGTTGGAGAGCGACAGCATCCGCACCGCGTGCGGCACCTTGCCGAACCCGTCGGCCGGGGCAGCGCCGACCTGATCGGAGGGGCTGTCAGCCCGCTTGAGCGACGGAAACCGGGCCTCGATCTCGGCGTTGCGGCGGCGCAGCGCGTCGTAATCCGCGTCGCTGATCCGCGGCGCATCCTCGGCGTGATAGGCGGTATTCGCCGCCCCGATATCGGCCGCGAGCCGTTCCAGCTCCTCCGCCGCCTGCGCCTCGGTGAGTGCCGCGACATCCGTCGCGCGCAGATCCTGTTCCGCCGTCAATGCCGTTCCCTCGGTCCTCGTCACGGGCCGATCCGCCCGCGCGGCCAACCTAGAAGCCCGGCGGGGGGGCGTCCAGAGAGCGGAGCGGCTCAGGCGCCGATGGCGAGCGGCGAGGCCGCGACGTTCGGCTCGGGATCGCGCAGCACGTAGCCCCGGCCCCAGACCGTCTCGATGTAATGCTCGCCGCCCGTGGCCTGCGCCAGCTTCTTGCGCAGCTTGCAGATGAACACGTCGATGATCTTCAGCTCCGGCTCGTCCATGCCGCCATAGAGGTGGTTGAGGAACGTATAAAAATGCTTTCCCCGCCAAACGCTTGCGATGAAACGCCCCCCCGTGAACGGGGCATGACCGAATCGCGAAAGTTGAAACGGGCCGGATGGCTCGCCCGCACCTTCCCTGACCTGTGACCGGAGAACCACCATGACCACTGACAGCCCCGAGCGCATCGCCGCCGAAGAACTTCGTCTTCATCTAGGCGAACTGACGCCGCGCGAAGTCGAAGTGGCCCGTGCGGCCATTACCTACGCCTGCCGCCCCGACCGCTCCCCGGCGGGGGAGGTGCGGGTGAAAGCACGCAAGCTGCTCGATGAGTTGGCCTATGAGTGCTTGCAAACCGGAGACATGCTCTCCGACGGCGTGCAGAAAGCGTATGGCGATCTTGAAGACGAACTCTTGAAGCCTGCCGCCCTCTCCCCCGCACCGGCTCCCGAGCTGCACCACTATTCAGGCTGTGCCACCCACAATGCCCCGGCCTATGAACCCGGCCCATGCGATTGCGGGGGCTACCTCCCGGCTCCCGAGCGGGAGGGGCTGGTCGAGGCGCTGCGCTGGTATGCCGACGAAGAAAACTGGAAGGGAAGAGGTCGAGAAGAACCATGCGAAACGCATCGCGTGTTTTCTTTCCAGAGTGGCCCCGCTCGACGCGATGGGGGTCGGGTAGCCCGCGCCGCCCTCGCCGCCTATGAGGAGAAGCAGAATGCACATTCGTAGGCCCGTCCAGTCATGGCGCATGAGTGCGTCGGCGTTCGGTGGATACCGCAGACTTATCTGGGCAATCCTCGCCTGCTACGCTGGTTGGCATACGTGGGGCCGCACATTCTGGATTAGGGAAGGCGTGACGGACTGGTCGTGTCAAGTCTGCCGCAAGCGGAAAGGAGGCTCCCAATGACTGATAAGACGCCGGCCGAGCGGCTGCGGAGGGCAACTACTCGCGGAACATGCGAACGCGAGCCGCGCGCACTGGTCGAAAGCGCGCTGATTGCCGAAGCCGCCGACGCACTCGACGCCAAGGACGTGGAGATCGCGCAACTCAAGTGGGCATTGGACAAAAGCCGAGAGCGCCGAGGCGAGACCGCCGAATCCTATCTGGCGGAGATCGCGCGGTGGAAGGCGCTGCTCATCGAGCGGGACGGCGGCAACCATGACGCCGACTGCCGCATCCACAACTGGCCCGAGCGGGGCTGTAGCTGCGGCCATCTCGACGTGATCGCCGCCCTGCGCAAATGAAGAACCGCCCGCCGGATCACTGGCGGGCGGGTTTGCTTAGGTCTGCGTTCCGACCACTACCCCGTCTGTGTCCGATGTGGGAGCACTCGACTTGATCCGCAGTTTGCCCGTGGCATCCACCCAGAGGTGATTTGCCCCCATCACGATATGCGCCGAGTTCCAGCCGCCGCCATAGTACGTCTGGTTGCCGTACTGGGTGTTGGCCCCGTCCCCCATGGCACGGGGGCCGATGTCGTTGATCTTGTTGCCAAGGTACACCATCGGCATGGCGATCTCGCCCGCCTTCGACGGGGTGGCTGCCGTCACGCCGGAGGCATAGATGCGGAACACTAGATATTTTGCATCAGCGGCGACAGTTGGCACGTTCATGGTAACGGAGCGATAAAGCGCCGTGCCGTCGCTCGGGAATACTTCTGCCGTAGCTTGTTGGAGGTTTGAGCCGCCCGACGTTCGAGTTATGGCGCGGATCGACATGGAGACGCCGGGCTCAGCTTTCCCGAAGCATCCAAAAGTTATGGTCTTGCCCCGGAGCCACGAATGAACGTCAAGGTCAATGTAACTCATCAGGTGGTCAACGGTGACGGTCGTGGATGCCGACGCCTGTTCGATGGAGATGGAGTTGTACCCGTAAATCTTATTGGCAGTAGTGACTGCTGATCCCCAATTCAGCCCGCCAAGGCCATACTCAAATCCAGCGTTCAGGATTAGGTTGCGCCCCTGTGCCGAGAAGTTCTCGACGTTGTTGCCATTCGACGGGCCACGGTTTTTCACGACGCTTGCATAAGCGCTTTTCTCAATCGGGATTGAAAGCGTGTTTCCGGTGCCACCGACGAAGCCGTATGGGTTGAGCATCAGCGAGCCGGGGCCGCCTAGTTTAATCTTGCCCGTCGCGACGCCTTCCGCCCAGAAGTTCGTGTAGACGTTTTCTTCCGCCCCGTTTGTCCCGCCCATTTCCTCAAGGAAATAGAGCATATTGCTCTCGGCGTTGCAGTTGTCGAAGTGCGCCCCGCGCCCGTACACCCGATACCCTGCGGTGATCGGTTGCCCAGCGTTGTTCGTCGCCAGCGCATAGAACTGCTTGTAGGTGTTGGAGTTGGAATAGTAGTTCATCAGGAAGCAGATGTCGTAATCGCGCGCGTTAACGCTCTCATACGTCCCCGTGATGGCCTGCTGCCCCGGCTGGCTCACCGATCCGAACTGCACCCCGACCGAACCCGAGCCGGTCGTAATCGGATAGGTTGTGACAGCCGAGACGTTGAAAAGGACAGTGCATGTGCCGGTCAACTGGCACCAGATGCCGTTGCCTGCCCCCGTGTTCTTCACCGTAACGTTTTCCAGTCGTCCGCCGTAATTTGTCAGCGTGACCGCGAACACGCCAGCCCCGACATCAGAGATGAACGTCGCGAAACCACCGAAGCGGTCGTTTCCGGTGCCGACCACATGGCAATTCACGTTCAGCGTTCCGCCCGACAGGAAGTAGCCAGAGCCTGGGACGATCAGCCTAGCCGTTGCGGCAAAAGCCGTGTCAATTGCGGATTGCAGCTTGGTTCGGTCGTTCGTCACGCCGTCGCGCGCACAGCCCCACGCCATTGCATTATAGGAGCCATCGTCAGCGGGCAGAACCTTTAGCTTCACGCCTCCCGAAGTCGTCAGAATATCGGGGCCCGTTGTCCCGCTAGCCACTTCCTTATAGCGGAAGCCCCCGGCCTCCCAGATGGAGCCGACGCCGCGCGCTTTCTCCTTGCTGGCAAGAAGGGCTGCAACGGTCGCGTAATTGATCTTTGTCAGGTCGGGACGCACCTTTTCACCCGTCCAGACCGTCGCGCCGAGGCTATCCCGGTCAATGACTTTGTATTCCGCATCGCCGGGCAGGTAGATTTCGGGGAAATAGCCCGCCGCGTCAGCCGGAACCGCCTGCGGATGCGGCGTGGTTAGCGCAGCGTCCGCATAGGTCGTAACGGGGGTTGTCGTCTCCGCAACGTAAACCGTGCGGGTGCCGCCTGAGATGGGGTTGGCGTTGCTGTCGAGGACGCGCGCCGGATTGACGTTCAAACGTGCCATATGGGCCTCTAGTATGTGATGGTGGGGTTAGGCCGCGCCTACGGCGGTGACGGAGGCCGCGCCAAATCCGAGCAGCCAAAGACGTTCATTGCCTGTGAGGGTCATGGAGACGTTTTCGCCCAGCGGAAGGATATGGCCCGACGAAAGTGAAGGCGGTGTGGTGGTTTCTGAGATGGCCCAGTAAAGGGGCGCGCCCCCGGCATGTCGGTGGCGGTGATTGTGACGTCCCCCGCCGTGGCGACAGGAACCCATGACCCAGCCAGGGCCTTGCGGATTGTGGTAGCCAAGTTCAGTCCAGTCTGAGGAAAACGTTGGAGAGGGTTGCGGCCACGCCCACGGGGGCGCGGATCATCAGAATTTTTGACGCGGGGGTGAAGCTGAGGACGTGGATTCCGAGGCCGAGCGTCTGGGACACGGCCCCGGTTTGCACCTGCACCCCGAGCGACAGGCCGGTCAGCGTGAGATCGAGCCTGTATCGCTGCCCGACTGTGATCCGGCTGGAGGCGTCGAGCGTCTGCGTGGAAATGAGTGGCGCGACAATGCGCCAGATCCCCGGAGCGGGGTTCGTCCAGTCCCCCGTGCTGTCGAACGCTGGCAGCAGGTTCTCAGGCGCGGGGGCTGGCTCAAGGATGACAACCGGCTTGGGGAGCCGGAAGCCCGTAAGCATCTTCATTTGGTGTCAGAGGATGCGCTTCGTCGCCGTGATGCGCCCGTAAATGGCGATGATGCCCGAAACCAGCGTGACGGCTTGCGTCAGGATGACGACGAGCGAGGCTTGGTCTGCCGCGCTGAACTCGTAGCCGAAGAACTGCGCAAGGGTCGCGAGGATGGCGACAAAGCCCGCCCAAACGGTTTTGGACGCGAGCAGGGATTTGTAGTCGGTCATGTCAGGCTCCTTTGAGCGTTTTGAGGAAGGCGATGATCTTGTCGATCAGCCGGTCGGTTTCGCTGGGGGTCACGTCGGCGGGGTCGGCGTTCACCGAGCGCCACCATTGCGCGGCGTCGTAGCCGGGGCATTGCGTGGGCCCGAGGTCGCGATGGCCCACGATTTTCGCGCTGGGATGGCGCTTGAGAATGTCGCGGGTCAGGTTGGCGAGCGCCCGCTTCTGGGCTTCGGTGCGGTTGTCCACGCCGATGTTGGGGCCGGTCGCGCGCTCGATGCCGCCAATGCAGCAGATGCCAATTGAGCCGGTGTTGTAGCCTTTGACGTGCGCGCCGATCTCGCGTTCGCCCCTGCCCTTTTCGACCGTGCCGTCACGCCGGATGACGTAGTGATAGCCGACCGTGCGGAAGCCACGCGCCTTGTGCATCCGGGTCATCTCGGCAACGCCCCAATCCTGGTCGGGATAGGTGGCCGAGTAGTGATAGACGATGTATTTCACGTCGCTCTGGCTCATAGGCCGATCCTCGCTCTGGAAATCTCGCCCTGCGTCCGGTGGAGCGTGATGCTCACCAGACCGCGCCGGGCGGTGTAGCCGTTGGAATGTGCGTAGGGGTCACGGGGGATGATGGTGCCGATGCTCTCCAGCATCAGGCCGCCGATCTCGCGCGCCGTGGCGTGGTGGATATGCCCCGAGAGCGCGAGGCGGTGTTTCGTGCGGCCCCACATCTCGGGCCATTCAGCCGGGACGAAATGTCCCATGCGCTCGGGCTTCACGCGGTCGCCGTGGTGGACGATCAGCATGTTTTTCCCGAACTCGTAGGCCCAGAACTCATTGGCCGTGACCATGATCTCGACGCCGGGCGTGTTCGCGTAATGCTCCTCAAGGGCCATCGTGACGCCGTGGAAGGCGTGAATATCGTGGTTCCCACGGCAGCCGCGATAGATGACCTTCGGATACTTTCGGCGCAGGATCTCGATGGCCGTTTTCATGGCCGCGACAGCACGGCGCAGCGCCCGGTAATACCGCTCTGCGGCGTCAAGCTGGTGGCCATGGCCGCGCGTCTGGTTTGTCTGGTCGTCCATGTGCAGGAGGTCGCCCAACTGCGCGATGACCGCCGTTCCCGCGCTGGGGGTGACTTCCGCCAGCCGCTCGAAGGTCTCGGCAAATACCCGGCTTGCCTTGGGGCCGTCCCAATCCTCACCCACTTCCTCAGCGTGGGTCAGCAAGCCGATATGGAGGTCAGCGACGGGGAACACCGCGCAGACATCGGGAACGCTGATCGGCGCGGGAACGGATACCGGCGCGGGAACATCTGCAAGGCCCTCGCGGATGGCCTCGATGATGCGGGCCGGGTCGTCGTCCTTGCGGGCCGCCTTCCAGAACGTCGAACGCGAGATGACGTTGCCGTCAGCGTCTGCCTTGATCCAGCCATGCGAGGCATCTGCGATGTCCAGTTCCGCCGACATCACCGCATCCCGATGGCCGGGGCTGGCTTCCTCCCACCGCTCGGCCTTGTCGATCAGAACCCGCACCGTGGCGCGGCTCTTGCCCATGCGGCGGGCTACTTCGGTGCGGTTGCCCGTCTCGCGGAACAGAGCCAGCGCCTCGGCTTGCAGCGGGGTCATTCACATCACCTCGCCAGCCGGTTCGGACAGCGGCGTGTGGTGGTCGCCGGAGCCGACGAGACAGCTTGTGCCATCCGGGCGCGTGACCGTGATTGCCCAAGAGCCATTCGGGCCAGCCCAGAGCGTGATGATATGCCCGGCTCCATCGAGGCCGATGCTCTGGCGCGTCTGCTTGAGCCGGTCCCGATGGGCCTCGGTCACTACGGCAGTGGGAGCGCATTGTGGCGCGGCAGCGGCTGGGAACGCCAAAACAACCGCCAGGGCGGTGAGCATCAGGGCTTTCATGGGAAGGCTCCTTTAGGGAAGCAGTTCGAACGTCACCACGTCCGTCTTGTCGAACACGCGCTCGCCTTGGCACTCGTATTCGAGCGAAATATGCAACTCGACGCGGCCATCCCGAAGCGTGGGCGGAGGGGTGATGTCGAGACGAATGCGGGTTTGTTGGTCGGTGACTTGCTGCATCGGGGAGATGGGCGAACCCGGCGTGACGATGCCCGACGCATCACGAAAAAGCGATTGCCCTCCCAAGAACCGGCAGGACATGCCCCGCGTTGTCCTTTGCAGAACCAAGTTCAGGACGACAGTTTCGCCCACATGGACCGGCTCGGACACATAGCTAAGGCCCGTAGGCTGACGAATGATGCGATCCTCACCGGCCAGGGTGCGGATCTGGGTCGAGAGGTCGTCAATCCCCAATTCCGAGCGTAGGAAGGCCGTAACGTTGCCCCCATAAATCGCCCATACGCCAGTCAGCACGATAGAGAGCAAGAACGCGGCGGCCCCACCAATGACGAGGCCGTCGCGGATAAGTCCCGCAAGACGGGATGGCAGAGATTGCGTCACGACACCCCCAAGAGGCTGTAAAGCGCGCCCATATCCATGCCCGTTGGTGGCGGGGTCCAGCGTTCGCGCGGGGCCTCAGCGGAGCGGGGGTCAACCCCTTCCGGCATGGCTGGCGCGCGGCCACGCTGCTCGAAATTGCCCCGCATCAGCCCGGCAAGCAGCTTCTCGGCCTTGGCACGATGCCCGGCCATCTGCTCTCGCACCTTGTCCGCCACGGTCCCCGGTGCGCCGCCGTTGTTGGCGTCCGAGCGGGTGTAGAGGCCCGGAGCGCCTGCGTTGATGGTCGAATAGATGTCGAGCAGGCCCATGCCCGGCTTGACGCCACGGTCGCGCAGGTACTTCGCCACGGCCCCTTCCGGCCCAAGCTGAGAGCCGAGCGGATCATTCCAATCCACCCCGTATTGCTGCGCCTGCGGCTCCCCGAACTGGATCAAGCCCCGGTGCTGGCCCCATTGCGTCGTCGGGCCGCGCTTGGTCGGATCGAACGTTCCGGCGGTTTCGTAGGAAATGGCGGTTGCCAGATCCAGAGGGTCAACGCCAAGGCTGCGGGCCGTCTCGATGATGCCCGAGGCCAGCGGGTCATCGCTGGTGCCGTAGTCCATCGCCACGGCGGCTTCCCGTGTCGGGCCGCCATAAGCCGCAAGCGCGTTCTGCTGCGGCGTCCATGACGGGTTGTAGCCCATGGGGGCTTCGGGCTGCCCTGCGCGCGAGATCATCGCCGCCGTGGGAGCCGCGCCCTGCATGAACGCTCCCAGCGCATTGGGCAGCACTTGTCCGCCAGGGTTGTAGTTCCCCGAGGGCGCTGCCATTTGTGATAAATAGTTGACGCTTGCAAGCTGCATGGCGAACCTCGGGAGGGAACATGGAAGCCACACCAGAACTAGTCGCCAGCGGCGTATTGCTCGCGGCGTTCATCATGTTCTGTCTCAGGCTATCGTTTCGACAATGGGAGAAAGGCCGCCGCACGTTGGCGGTGCTGATCGGCCTTCCCTTTGGCCTCTGGGGCTTTGGCCTGCTTATGGCGTCCTTCGGCTTCGGCGCGTTTTAACGGAACGTCTGATCCTGCGCCGCGCCGCTTGCGCCGACACCGGCCCCGACAGCACCCGGAACGGACGGCGGCGGAACCGTGATGCCCCGCGCAGCCGCACGAGCCGCCAGGGTGCCGGAGAAGTTGGACCCGGTGCGAACCGCGCCCGCAGAGGCCGCAGCCCCAACGGGACCAGCAGCAGCGCCGCCCATCATTCCGGCCATGCCTTGCAGGATCATCTGCATCCCGCGCTCCACCTGATAGCCCGAGCCGCTGGGGTTGGTCGCCATCTTGGGCGGCACCAGCACCTTGAGCATGTCGCGGAACTCGGCCATCACTTGCCGTTCGCGCTCATCGAACAACTCGGCCCCGAGGGTCTTGCCCTTGCCTTCCAGAAGGTCGCTGATATTCGACGCGATCTGCTGCGGGCCGTAGGGGTCTTTGCCTTCGGTGTTCTTGGTGATGTGGTCCCATGCGGCCCGGCGAACCGCGCCCCATTCCTCGCTTTCAGGCCCGAGGATGCCTTTCACCCGCTTGGCGACCAGCGAGGTTTGCCCGCCGCCAATGTTGCGCGCGCCGCCGAACAGCCAGCCCGCCACCTGATCCGGGGCGAGGTCATCTTGCACGATCTTGCGGATGAAGTTGTCAGCCCCATCCTTGCTCAAGAAGGTTTGGCGATACTTCGACCACAGCCGCCGCGCCTCTTTGGCTTGGCCTAGAACCGCCTCGTCACCCGAGATCAGGGCATCGGTGATGGTGTCGTCAAGCCAGCCGTCGAACTGCTCAATCGTCTTGTCGATGGCGACTTGATCGGCCCCGTTGTCGCCCTTGTAGGCGGCTTGGCGCAACCCATTGAGGCGCTGCCGGGCGCGCTCGATGTTCTCGAACGGAACCGCCCCGCCCTTGCTGCCCCCGAACGCGTTTTCGAGGACGCCGAGCGCCGCCCTGGTGTTCGGGGTGGCTTGGTCGATAGCAAAGCCCTCAGCCCGCACCGCGCTTTCGATCTGTCCCCGCAGCGGAGTGAACGCCCGGCCATCCAGTGCCGCGCCCGAGGCTGACAGCGCGTCATAAGCCTGCGAACCCGCCTGACGGGCGACTTCGGCCTCGCGCCGAACGCCCGTGATGACGCTATCCGCCGCGTCGATCCGGCCCGTAGCATTGCCCAGCCGGTCGCCAATGTTCTCGCGGGCATCGTCCACGACGCCGCGCTGCACGTTGTCGAAGCCCTCAAGGGTGCGGCTTGCGCCTTCGCCCCGAACGCCCGCCCTCATGCTCATCTCGTTGGCGATCTGCGAGACTTCGCCCGTGGTCTGGCCCCGCGTCAGAGGAACCCCGAAGCGGTCAGCCTGCGCGGCACGTTGCACGGCAGCAGCCCGCAGCGGCTCGTCCACCGACATTTCGATACGCTCGGCAGCGCGCCCAAAGGAGCGTTGCATCTCCGCCGACAGCTTCTCGGGGTCAAACCCGAGGGCGGTGATATGCGTCCGTCCGCGCTCGGTCAGTTCGCCCGTCTCGGCGTTGACCATCTGCCGGTTGGTGAAGATCCGCGAGAGGGCCTTGCCGCCGATGCGCTCGGCCTCTTTGGCAACCTTCGCCATGCCGAAGCCCACGACGGGGGCAAACACAGCGCCCGCAAGGCCACCCACAGCCGAGGATCGCGCCCGGTTGGCAAGTCCGCCCTCACCCGCGCCGAAGCCCTCCACAGCGCCCGCCACAGCGCCGCCACGGACCATCTGGCCCGCACGTCCCGCCGTGGTTTGAGCAGCTTTGACGCCCAGTTTCGCGCCGACGCCTACGCCCGTGCCGACAGCGCCCGCAATCTGCGCGCCCCCGGCCTTGATCGGGCTTTCGTCCTGGTATTCGTCCATCTCCGAGCGGATCGCGCCGAGGGCCGTGCTGTAACGCTCCCCGATGGGCTTGGAATAATCGAACCAGTTCGCGCCGCCGTTGCCGTCAGGCTGGACGCCGAGAACAGCCGAAAGCCCGGCCATGTATTCGTCGCCAAAGCCCATCAGGACGCCGCCGGTCGCGTGTGCGGCCATGCCTGCGGTGTCGGTGATCTCGGTGCGCGCCTTCGGCACCTGCATCCCCTTGATGGCGTTGGCGATCTGCTTGGCCGCAGCCGTATCGCCTGCCGCATGGGCATTCTTGAGGGCTTGGATGGCCCGTTCCAGTTCAGCCATCAGTCCGCATACCTATCAATGAGAGCCTGCGTCTCCGGGTCGAACCCCGTGCCGCCAATGGTCGTCTCGCCTTCGCGGCGGTAGACCTCCAGCGGGTTTTGCAGTTTGGCCAGAGCATCACGCGCGGCAGCGGGAGTGATGTCGCGGTTCGCGAGAGCGCCAGCGATTTGCGCCTGATTTGCCTGATACTCGGCAATGCCGCGCAGGGTGCGCAGGATCATCATGTTGCCATCGCGCGTGTTGATGAGGCGCGGCAGCGACTGCTCGAACATCTTCACGTCGCCATCGGACATCGGGCCGGAGCCAGCCGGGCGCTGCTGCGGGATAAGCGCCTTGATGATGGCGCGGGCAGCTTGCAGGTTGTCCAGACCTTCGGTGTTGATGCCGAAGTCACCGGCAGCGGTCTTGAGCGCGGCTTCGATGCCCTCGGGCGTGTTGGCGTCCGAAAGCAGGCCCTCCAACTGGTCGATCTGCGCCATCTTGGCCGGGACTTCCATCCCGCCCTCGATAAGCGTCGAAAACATCTCGCCCTGATTCTTGTCGAGTGTGTCGTAAAGTTCCGAGCCGCCGCCGTTATTGTTGACGGTGACGTTCGTGCCGCCGCCGCTGAACTCGACGCCCTCGGGAACGAGGCCCGCTTGCTGGTCGGCGTAGAACTTGCCCTCGGGCGACTGCGGCGACGGCCCGGCGGTGAGGCTCTGCCCCGCGCCGATGCCCGCGAGCAGCCCTTCCTTGGCCCCGATTAGCCCCGCAGCGATGCCCGGAAACGCCTCGTAGGTCACGGCAGCCGGGTCCATCTCGGCGGCGGCAATCATTTCCGCGTTCTGCTGCTTCCACGCATCGAAAGCCTGCGGGCCCTGGGCGTAGGCGGCGGATGCGGAGGACAGCGCGGCGTTGATTTCCTCGGCCTCGCGCTGCCGGGTGATCTCGTCCATCTGCGCGGCGTGGGTTTCGGCTGCGCGTTGACCGGCCCGGCGGGCTTCCTCAAGCTGCTGCTTGTTCAGCTTCATTCCCATATCATGGGATTCCTCAGCCATGCCGAAGCGGTCACGCTCCATGCCGAGGCGCTGTTCCTCGAAGCCAAGGCGGCGCTCGTCCATTTCCATTCCACGGGCGGCGCGCTGATCGGCAGCCTGCGCACGGCGGATCTCCATCGCGGCCATCGGGTCAAGCTGGGCCAGCGCGTTGAGAGCCTGCGCGTCCCCCTGCGCGATGCCCTGCCCTTGCGTCTGGTAGAGGTTCGCCAGGGCGTTGCGTTGCTGCATCTGTTGCATCTGCTGCCCGGTCGCCAGAGCGTTGCCGAAGCCCTGCTGATAGTACGAGAGCGGGTCTGCCAGAACCATTGCCATTAGCTCCACCCCCATGCCGCTACGCCAGTGGGCGAGGGCGTGATGCCGAAGCCCGGATTTGCGCCGAATTGCCCGGCCTGCGCTGCGCCATAGACGCCCGCGAGGTTGTTGATCGTGCCGGAGAACGCGTTGGCAGTTCCCTGATAGGCGTTCGCCTTTGCTTGGCCGATATTGCTGTAAAGGCCAGCAACGTTGTTTGCCATACTCTGCCCTGCGCCGATTAGGGCTTGGTTGGCGCTTTGGCCGAGTCCCGCCGTGCGTGCGAGGCTGTTGCCGATGTCCATGCGCCGACCATAGCTGTTGCTGACGTTGGTCATTCCAGCGTCATAGGCCGCAGCCGCGTTCCCGGTGCGCCCTTGAAGGATATCCTGCTGGCGGCCCATTCCAGCGCTATAAAGCGCCCCAGCCGCGCCGTAGTCCATACTGTAGCTTTGGGTCGCATCGCGATTCCGGCGCGCGTCGAAGTTTGCATACTCCTGCGATGCGAGGCCCGAGTTGAAGTTGCCGAGGGCCTGCATAGTCGCGCCCGAGAGGACGTTGCCGCGCGCCGCAGCCCCCCGGTTTATGGCCTTCTCGCCCTGCCGGAGCCGGAACTGGTAGCCCGGATCGGCGCGAAACTGGCGGGCCATGATCTCGTCATAACCTTCGCGCGCGCCTTCCAGTCCCCGCTTGTAGTCGCCGCCAAGGTTGGCGCTCGCGGCGGTGTATTTGTCCAGGGCAGAATTGAGGCTATTGGTGAGGCCATTCGCGAGTTTGCCCTCCCTGCGCGCATACCCCGAATTATAGCCATGCGTGTTGCGGTTGAACTCCTCCAGCCCCATCAGGGCGCGTTCGCCAGCATCCCGCCACGGCTGGGTCATCTGCTCCGTGCGGTCGAATTGCCGCCGCTGCTCGGCAATGCCAGCCTCTGAGGCTTTCGTTGAAGCCTTTGCGGCCTTGTTTGCCGAATAGGCTTGCACCGCCCCGCCGACGATGGATGCGCCTGCGATGGCTCCTACAGGTCCAGGCATGTGCCAAACTCCTTGAGTAAGTCGTCAACCGTCTCGCCGTAGGAGCGGTAAATTTCGGGGCCGACCGCGCGCGCGTGGGCATCGCCGCCGCAAATCCATGCGATGATGTGCAACAGGCCGTAGTAATCGGCGCGCAGCATGTAGGACTTTTCGACGTCCTGCTTGCTGCCGTGATCCAGCACGTTGGCAGCGGTCCATTTCAGGTAGAGAGACAAGAACGCCGGGCGCAGCATGTGCGAGTGAGCCGCGAAGAACGGGTGGTATTCCTTGCCGAAGGCCAGCCAGGACATCAGCCCGTTGCGGTCCTCGCATCGGCCTTCATCCTCGATGTCGTCCCACTCTTGCAGCGCGGTCCAAAGCTGCTCGGCAAAGTTGGCCGCGTCCTCATCGCCGCAGAACCAGCGGCGAAAGCGGGCGTTCATCGTCTCCATGATTAGCTTACGTCGCCGCTGATCGTGACCGAGACAGTGTCCGCCGTGCCTGCCGCAACGTGCAGCTCCTGGCCGACTTCCAGCGTTTGCCCGACGAGGAACGGCAGGCCGATGGTCGCGCCCGCGCCCACGCTGACCGCGTTGTAAATCTTGTTGGCGTTGGTCGCCGTGCCGCCAGCGGGAACGATCCACGCCGAGAACGAGACAGCGCCCGCCGTGCCGTTGAAGGCAACCGCCGCCGTGATGGTCGTAACACCGCTTGCGCTGGTGTAAGCCTTGGCCGAAGTCGCGGCGGGCTGGCCTTGGTAAATCTGCTTGCGCGGCATCAGTATTCTCCGAATGGCAGGGGGATTGCGTCAGCACCGGGATAGGAGGCCGGGGCGACGGAAAGGGGGCTTTCCCCCGAGTAGGATGCGAACACAGGCTCGGCGCGCGTGGTGGCGTAGGCTGCCGCCGGGATGGCGACGGAACCCATGGCTTGCGGATAGGTCGCCGCAGGCACCGGAACGCCGCCGGCCATCACGGTCGTTCGGATCTCCGCAAGCGCCGCGAACTCATTGAGCAGCCAACGCGAGAACGGCAGGGAAGCCCGGCCATCGGCTGCGGCAATCGGGGTTCGCGCGGGAAAGGGTGATCTCTCAGCCAATTTGCGCCCCCAGGATGTCGCGCGGCACGGCGTCGGTGATCGTCACCCTGAACTGGAAGCGCGCGAACGCGCCCAGCCCGTGCCACTGGACACGCTTGTAGTAATCGCCAAAATCGCCAAGTTTGCGGATTTTCGGCGCGCTCCATGTGCGCCCGTCCTTGGTCGTCTCAAGCATCACGCTCGGCTCATAGCCAAGCCCGCCGACACCGCCCCGGATGTTGAGATAGATGCGCGGGATGGTGAAGAACCGCCCGCCGTTATCGATGGGCTGCGCCGTGGCCTGTGCCGCGATGACATCGCCATCATCGGTGAACACGTCGCGGGACTGCGTGACGATCTTGCCCGTGCTGGTGCCGAAGTAGCGGGCATTGCCGACCATCACCGAGCAGGTGACGAAGAACGGCGCGTGATCGGCCCCGGTGGTGTATTCCGTCCATTCCCGCGTTGTCAGGTCGAACGCGAGCGACGGGCGATCCGCGAACCGCCAGACGGCGAGATCATGGCCGCGATCCGACACCGCGAAGGACGACAGCACGTCATTCGAGGCGAAAATCTCTTGAATGTGCGGCGGGCTGACCTTCTGGGGGACGTAATCCGGGGCCGCCATGACAGCGCCATCCGGGCGCACCCAGAACAGGGTATTTTCGACAATGACAACGCTTGCGCGGCTCTTGCAGCCGTCCTCGCCCGCGAAGGTGCCAGTCGGCTCCCACGGGAACGCGACGTTGCCGGTATTCTGGAACACCTCGTATGATGCCCCATTCAGGAGCCAGACATATTGCCCCTGCTTCTGGATGGCGACGATGGCGTCAGGCTCGTCCTCGGAGAACGCCACGTCGAGCGCGTCGAAGCTGGTGCCGTCGTTGAGGGCCGAGATGGTGATGGCGTCGGCCCGGCTGCCGGTATCGCCCGACAGGATGAAATATTGGTCAGCGAACGCGATGTCAGACACACCGCCCGCGAGCGCGCCCACGGCAGGGGTCGTGATCGTCCCGCCAGAGAGGCAGTGATAAACGCCATCAGCCACAATGCCGATCTGCGAGCCATTGCTCTCCATGCGCGCGGGCGCATCGGGCAGGCTGCCGACGGTCGAGACGGTGCCCCCCGTGGTGATCTTGTGGAGCGAGCCGAAGCAGGAGGCGTAGAGATCGCCGCCCATGGCCGTGATGCCTTGGACGGGCTGACCGGCCTTGAGCGTGGCGAAGGCGCTGTATCCCTCGCGCCCGAGGCATTGCGCGGCCCCTACCCCGCTGCCCGGCTCGATCAGGTAATTCAGCAGCCGTTCGCCCGAGAACTCGATGCGGCCCGGTGCGAATGCGGTCTTGGTGGCGACGGGAGACAGCATCAGTTGCCTCGCGGGTCAGCCGTGGGCCAATACTGCGACGGCATCTTTTTGAGCGGTGCGGGCAGCGTGACCTTGTTGATCTGCATGTAAGCCGCCTGGATGCGGCGGAAGAAGTCGTCCGCGTCGAAGCCCACGGGAACCGCGAAGTCCTCCGCGATGCGCTGCGCGAGCATGTAAACGGTGCCTTCCTCGTATTCCGGGGCGAGCGGGAACGTGGTGTCGAGCGTCAACGTGGTGTGCAGGGTATCGACCCCCGCCAGCTTCCACGCGGCCAACATCATGTTGAGGTCATCCAGCCCGGCAGAGGCATCCTCGGCGGCGGCAGTCTCGCCATGGCCCACAATCTTCGCCTTACGCAGCGCGCGGGATACGATGTCGCGGGCAGTTGCCATCTCGTCTATCCTCCAACGTCAGGAGGGCCACCCCCGAAGGGATGGCCCGAGATCATCAGCCCCAGAGACGGGCAGCGAGATCGGGGTAAATGGCCTTCCAGCCGTAGAGGATATCCATGCGGATGATGTCCTCGTCGTTGGTGATGTCGTAGTCCTTCACGATGCGGATCGAGAGGCCGTTGTGGCTCTCGCGCGCCTTGAAGGCAGCACCATCGGGCATTTCGAGCGGGCAAGTGACCAGCGCGAAAGCGTTCTTCTGGAATCCGAGGTTCTGCGCGTAGGCAGTGCCGCCGCTACCCATGACGGTGATCGCCGCGTTATCCGCAGGGGCCGCCGAGACGGTCTGATACGGGCCGCTGGTGATGATCGCCGGAGAGATCGTCAGGGTCGCCGGACCAGTGGTCGCGCCGGAGTTGGCGTCGGCCAGCACCGTGAACTGCTGGAGATACGGCATCTTGGTCTTGCCGGTCGCGCCCTCACCCGGAACCGGGTTCATGGCGTAGACACCAGCGATGGTGAACACGTCACCGGCCTTGAGAATGCCAGTGGTCGAGGCGGTCCAGCCATCGGTATTCAGCGTCTGCGACGGAGTGCCGGTCGAGGCGGCATAGGTCACTTCCTGACCCGCGCCGTTGACCAGCGGAGTACCGGTCGCAACGCCCACGGTGTGGTTCGCGACGTTCTGGGTCGAGAAGGTCGAGAACTTGGCAATGCGACCGACCATGGCATCCTCATAGGCCGACTTGCCCATTTGGCCGACGGCATCGAGGGTGAGCTGGTTGCCAGCCACGGCGTAGTGCGCGGCGGGGTTCAGCATCATGGAGCGGGCATCGGTCGGAACCGCCATCTCGTCCAGACGCTGGGCAGCGGCAGCCACGGCAGCGAAGTTGGACGGGGTGGTGCCGGGGGTGCCGACGCTGTTCCAGACGTTGCGGTAGAGGTTGTAGCCCGAACGATCCAGCGTGTTCGCCAGGGTGATGGCGGCAGGCTTGATGTAGCGTTCGGAGTATTCCTCAACCGAAAGGGTGAGGTCTTGGGTCGAGAACTTCCAGCTAACGTGCTTGCGCTGGTCGATCTTGATCGAGGTGCTTTTCTCCTCGACGTCCTGGTTGACGCGGGTCGCGCCGTCGGCGGTGTAGAACTTCACCGGCTTGCGGATCGAAACAGTGTCACCGACGCCGCCGGTAAACTCTTTCTTGTATTCGCGATGCACTTGGTTGGAGAGAACAAGGTTGTTCTCAAGCTGCATCAGCGCCTCTTTGGCGATGACGCTGGGGGTGATGATGGTGTTCGCCACTGGGTGCGTTCCTTAGATTTTGCCCGCTTTGCGCGCTGCTGCGTATTCCGCCATCGACATCTTCGACGGGTCTTTGAGCGCGCCCGCCTTGCCCTTGAGGGGCGTGATCGGGTCGGGGGCCTTGGTCTGGGTGTTCGGCTTGGGCAGCGATAGACGGGCCTCGATGGCCCCCAGCGCCCGCGCCTGTTCAAGCGGGGTCAACGTCGCGATCCGCGCAGCCTCTTGCGGGTGCGTCCCGAGGAAATAGAGAACGTCCGCGCCGGTATCCGATGAGGTGATGAGTTCACCCATCTCCTGCGTCACCGGCAGTTGCGGATTGAGCGCCACACTGTCGAAGTCGGCATACCGGTTCCGGGCGTCAGATGCGGCGGCGTCCCAGTTCTGGGCCATCTCGCGCTTCTGCTGTTCCTGGATTTCCTGCAATTGCCGTTCGTGGGCGCTGATCTTCTCGTCAACGTCGCGGGTCTGGCGATCATCCCAGGCTTTCGCGGCGTGATACGCCCCGGCGGCCATCAAGAAGTCGTTGTAATCCGCGAAGTCGCTTTCCTTGGGGGGCTGGCTGGCTTGCGCCGCTTCTGCGATCTTCTCTCTGCGCTGTCGTTCGGTTTCGAGCGCGGTTCGCGCTTCCGCCTCACTCTGGCGCAACCGCTCCATTTCGGCTTTGCGCCGTTCCCGGCGGGCCTTGGAGGGGCTGGTATCCTCGGATTTCTCGCCGTCTTGGGCGTCATCCTCGGCGGGCTGGTGTTCATCCTGCCCATCTGTGTTTTCCGTCGCTTCCGACGCGGAGAGGTCATTCTCGCGCACGACTTCATCACCCGCCTCGGGGGCGGGGGTCTGGAGATCGTCTGTCATGGGTGGTCCTAGTATGCGGGCGGGTAGCCCTGTGGTGCCTGTGCGGCAAACGCGCCTTGCAGCGCACGGGCGACCTGTTCCTGCACGATGGCAGAGATCGCCGCGTCAAGCTGGCCATTTTTCAGGGCCAATTCCAAAGACGCATCGGCCACTTCCAGCCGGGTCTTTTCAACGTCCGCCGTGGCTTCCTCAGCCTCGGCCATGTTCTTCGCAAGTTCCGCCTGCTGCATCATCTGCTGGAACTGCTGCGCCTGCATCTGCTGCTGCATGGCCTGCGCCTGCTGCTGCTGCTCCTCGGGCGACAGATCCTCGGGATCGCGGAAGCCCGGCGGGAGGGCCTTTTTCAGCCGCTCGGCAAACTGGTCAGCGCCCGGCCAATCCATGTTCGTGGCGATCAAGTCACCGACGATGGGCGCGGCATTCGGGAACGCACGAACAAAGTCGATCATACTTTCCGCCGTCTCCTGCCGCTTGGTGGCGTAGTTCGGGCCGACATCGACGCGGATGTTATACCTGCCGCGCGTCAGGTCGTTGATGACCTGCGGGCCGTCCTGCGTCATTTGCATCGCGTTGACCGGCACAACTTGTTGACTGTCGTCCTTGCCAAGGATGCGCACCATCCGCTGCGTGTCGTAGACCGCCGGGATCATCTCCACGATGATCTTGCCAGCGCACTGAATCGCCTTCGCCATGTTGTCGGAGTAGATCGAGGTCGAAACGTCCGACTCCATCTGCCGCTGCCGGATCGCAACGCCGCTGTTCTCGTTGCTGCGATTGCCGAGGGCCGCGTCATAGACGCCCGTGGTCCCTTTCATGTCCTCGGCGGCGGTCATGACCTCCTGCATCATCCCCTGGCTCGGGATGGGCGGGGGAACGCGCGAGGGCGTCGGGGCCTTCTCGTCGGGATTATAGGGCAGATACGGGCGGTTGCTGTCGTTGGCCTCGTTCCAGAACGTCTCGAACCCGGCCACCTGCTTGGGCGTGACCAGATAGGGCGCCTTGGGCTGGAGGGCGACAAGTTCGGTCTGTGCCGAGCGCCAGTAGTTGTAGAGCCGCTGCGGGTCTTTGGCGAAGCGAATGACCGACGTGCGCACCACCTCGGGGCCGATGTGCAGTTCCTCGCCCACAACCGAGATCACGGGGATCTTGCTGCACGGGATTTCCTGCGGGCCTTCAAGGATGTCCTTGCCGCTGATCTTCGCCCACATGACGCGGTGGGTGATGACCTTGCGCTTGCGGACCACCATCATCGGGGCGACGGGGTTCTCGACCACCGAGCCATCAGCCAGCAGGCCGAGGGTCGTCTCCTTCGGCTCGCGCCAGAAGTATTCGGCGACCATCACGTCGTCGCCTTCGCACCAATGCTCAAGCCCGCCGGTCAGGTCGTCGGTGTCGACGGATACCATCAGCTTGCCGGGATACTGCTCGCGGAAGTCCTCGGCGGACATGCTTTCGAGGATGAACCGCCATTCGGCATCCTCGCGGGTGGGCAGCTTGGCCGTGGGATCGGTGTAGACCGAGAACGGGTTGTGGATGCGCTCGATCAGGATTTCCTGGTTGAACGAGCGGTCGTCCTCGTAATCCGTGCGGATGCGGAAATGCCCCATGCCGCACTGCGCAGCCTGTTCTGCCGCGCCCTCGTAGACGCTGGAAGCGTCCGAGCGGTATTGGATATGACGCACCAGCCCTTCGAGGACTTCGGCCACCTCGTCGGAGGCGTCGTCGTCACCCGGCAGGATGTTGATGCTCGGGTTCATGTTGCGAATGTCGCCCGTCACCTGTCGCGCGAACTGCGGCAGACGGTTGATGGTCAGGCAGGGGCGGCCCTCGGCCTCACGGGCTGACTTGGTTTCCTCCGGCCACTGACGGCCCGCGAGGTTCTGCATGTCGTCATGCGCTTCCTCGCGGTTGTCCCGGTCAGCATCGACGGCAAGGGCCATCCGCTTGACGGCTTGGCGCAGGAGATCGTCTTTATTCATCCGCGCATCCACCCTTTACCCTTGCGCGAGCCGTAGAACTTGCTCGCGTCAGGCACTGTCTCGGTCATGTCGGGGAACAGGTCAGTGAAGGCCCACACCAGCGCGTCCACGCGGTCCGGTGAGCCGTCGCCCTGGTATCCCTCGTTCGTCATCTGCGTCATCTGGTTCTCTAGCTCCGGGTATTGCCCGACGTGCCGGATGCGCCCTTGTTCGTAGAGTGCCGCGATAGGCTCGGCCCTGACGTGCTTGCCTCGGGTTGCCCGGACTTCCACGATGTTCAGGTCGGGAGCCACGCCGCGCAGCGTGTGGGCGATCATGTCGCCGCCGTTATTCACTTCCACCACCACGGCATCGGCACCGTGCTTGCGGTAGAGCATCGAGACAGCCCGCGCCCAATCCAGCGGAGTGCCAGCGCAAGACGCGTCCTCGATGACGTAGCCCGTCTGATCCTGCACCCCGGCCACGATTATGCCGTGTTCGTCGCTTTCCTCGGTCGAGGTCACGGCAGGATCGAGTGCCACGACGATGCGACCCAACTCGGGGGCCGTGTTCTCGCGGTAGGCGTCGAGCGTGGATTGCGACCACAGCGCGCCCGGAAGATCGCCAAGGATCTCGGCGTTGAGTTCCTGACGGCCTAGCCGCGTTCCCGCATACCGCTTCTCGATCTTCTCAAGGAAGCTGGCCGCGAGGTTGGAGCGGTTGTCGCTGGTCTTGCCCTTGGTGACATGCACCCGGCCTTCCTGACCAGCCACAATCGCCTTGATGATTTCGGTCGGCCTCGGCGTTGTCGTCACCAGCACCCGAGGATGGGAGCCGCGCCGCATACCGAATTGCAGCATATCCCACGTCTCGCGGGCATAGCGGTATTTAGCCAACTCATCGACCCAGGCCGTATCGAACTCAGGGCCGCGAAGCTGGTTAGGCTCGGTGCCGTTGTAGCCGTAGGCCGTCGCCCCGTTGGGCCACGTCACCCGCACCGGCTTATAGCGCACCGTCGCATCGGGGCAGATGGACAGCAGACGCCGCACCATCACTTCCTCAAGGTCTTTCTGCGTCTCGGCCACAAGCGCGATCATCTGCGCCCCGGCCTCAACCTGCTCCTTGATCCACTGCGCGCCGGTTTCCGTCTTGCCCCAGCCCCGGCCAGCAAGCGCAATCCAGATATCCCAGTCCCCCTCGGGGGCGATCTGGTCCGGCCTTGCGAGGAACCCGCGCCAATCATCCAGAAGCGCCGCTTGTTGCGCGTCCGTCAGTGTCGCCAGAAAGGCGTTGCGCTCGCTCTCCGGCAGGAGGGCAAGTTGCTCGGCCATTGATGCGCTGGTCATTCCTCGGGCTTGCTGCGCTCTGCAATCGTCGCCAGGAATGCCGCCAGCTTGGCTGCGCCCTGCCCGACTTCCTCGGTCTGGACAGCGCCGCCATCCTTGCCGGTCAACTCGGTGTGCTGCTTGTCGCGCCACTCGTCAGGGGCCGCGTTCTTCAACGCGAAGATCCGGCTTGTGACCTTCGGCCCTGTCTCGGCGTCCATCAGGTCACGCTCCAGCTTGGAGGTGCGCAGAGCCTCGCCCAGCTTTACCGCTTGCAAAAATTCCGGGTGTTCATCCATCCACGCGCGCAGCGTGTTGTAGCAGATGCCGATCTCACCAGCGGCAGCCATCTTGCTATAGCCCGCGTTCATATGCTCGATGACTACCTCGCAGAACGCGGGGTCATACTTGCTTGGTCGGCCTGCGGGCATGTGCAATTCGCGCCGCTCGATGGGGCGCGTCCCTGCTGTGTGTGATGTCCTGAAATGCGAAAGCCCCAGCCGAAGCCGGGGCCTGTTAGCTGGCGAGGGTGGGAGGAATCGAACCCCCGACGCGCAGTTTTGGAGACTGCCGCTCTACCACTGAGCTACACCGACGCATTGCCGTGAGAGAAGACCGGCCCGTAACAAGGCGACGAGGCCAAGTCAGTGGAGCCGGTCATAAGGTATGGTCGAGCGGGCCGGGCGTTACCCCGGCGACTTTGAAGCGGGTAGGTTCCCCATCCGCCTGCGCTTCCACTTTCAGCGCCGCCGCTCGGGAAAGCCATCAGCTTGCCGGAATGGCGATGCGCGGGGGGTGCGATACAACTCACCCGCGCGATCTATTATACCCATATCCTCGCCCGCCCCCTACGTCAACCCCATATCGCGGGGTGTGGCGCTATATGCGGTGGGGTTGTCGGGATGTTCTTACCGTCCCTTGGGCCGCTTATCCTGCACCATCTCGATGGCAGACTGCACACGCTCCAGCGCCGAACTCAGCCTGTCGGCCAGTGCCTCAAGTGACGGCACATCATCTTGATCCATTCCCCAGCCGAGAGTTTGCGCGACCAAATCGTCTATCCAAACGCCGCAGAACTCCACGTCGCCCAGGGTGACGTCTATGCGGCCATTCACGCTCATCAGCATGTCAACGGCTAGATGCCTTGGCTTCTCGAACTCATCGCCCATCACTCGCCCTTCCATTCATCCGCCACGCTTAGCTGCCTCGATCCGTCTGCCCAAGTCGTCCAGCTTGGCGCGAAGCTGCGGCATGGGTAGCGCGTCCTGCTGTTCTTGCCGCTTGGCCGTGAGCCAATTCCTTGCCCCGCCCATCATCACAAGCGAGACAAACCTATCGCGCTCCGGGTTCTGGATTGTCCCGATCGAGTTGATCCGCGTTCGCCATTCTCGGTCATGCCGGTATTGCGCATCGGGAGATAGCCCGTTCATTCCGTCTCCCTCCATTCATCCGGCTTGCGCCCTGCCAGTGGGTTGAGGTGTAGCATAGGGGCCTCCGGGGTTAGGTGGATCGGCTGGCAGAGACGTCCGCTGCCGCCTGGAGCATGGCGCGAACGACCTCTCGGAACCGCGCGGCTTGGTTCGGGTCGGCGCGCTCGATTTCCTCCAGGCTGTGCCCATCCTTTATCGCCTCGGCCTGCATGGCGGAGAGGCTCGCGTCGATCATTCTTTCCGAGATGTGCATTCTCATACAGGCCTCCAGTGGGTAATCGCCTTGACATTGACTTACCATAGTAAGATAGGCCAATAAGCGGCGTATTGCAACCGCTAGTTATTGGTGTATATTGGCGTCATGACATGGCGCGATAAACTCACGAAAAAAGAGCAGTCCGAGCTTGAGCGGGCCGAGCGCAAGCGCGACACCGCGCGGGCGGATTACAATGCCGTCAGGGCCAAGCTGAAGAACCGCGCCGACGCCCGGATCAGGAAGGAGCGGCGCGATGACGACTAGCCTTTACCGGCACTTCGATAAGGACGGACGCCTACTGTATGTCGGCATCTCCAAAAACGCTGTCGCCCGGCTGGGCGGGCATCGGGGCAAGTCCTGGTATCACGAGATTGAAGCCGTAAAGATCGAGAGGCACAAAAGCCGGGAACATGCGCTCTATGCGGAGGCGCTGGCAATCCAGAACGAACAACCCCTCTACAATCTCGCGAAGCCCGTGCCACGCGACCCTGACGCCCCGCCGCCGCCTCCGCCCGAACCGCGCGTAGAGGCCCCGGACCCGTCAAAGATTGTCGCGAAAGCCAAGGCCCAGTGCGCCGAGCCGTTTCGCTTCATCGGGCCGGAACGCCGGATCGGCTATATCTGCCGAGCGCGATCCTCGCTCAATCGGGGCATCCGCGACCTGCGCAGGGCTGGTGTCCCTGATGACCTGATGTTCATCGACGTGGTGGACTACGGCGGGGCCGACCAGCCGAACATGATCCGGGCAATCAAAACGGCACAGCACGCCGGGACGGCAATTATCTGTGACTGGCCCGAGGAGTTTGGTGAGGCGCTGCCCATCCTCAAGCGGCGCGGCGTATCGGTCCGCGGGTTGTCATCGTGAACGGCGATCTGGAACGGATCGAGCCGGGCGCGGATCTGTCAGGCATGGTCGCCCGCGTCGCGTCGGCGCAGAATGTTCACCACGTCCGCGAGGCCAAACGGCGCGCGCGGAAATCCACATAGGAGCGGGCGCATGTCTGATTTCATGGCGGGGCTGCTGACAGGCACGATTGTGGCGGGGGTCGTGCGTGTCAGCTTCGGTCGCCTCATCATCTACGAGGCCGGGCGCGGCTGGGTCTGGCAGTGGTCGCGGTTCGATGAGCGCCAGCAGGAGATCGAGGATCGTGTGAACGCGGCGCTTGAAATTGGGGCCGCATCGGAAAGATCGTTGCAAGCTCGGCTCCGGGCCGAGCGCGGCGAGATCCAGTAAAGGAGCAAGGGCATGGCGAAGGAAAGCAACGAGTATGACGACTGCCGGGCCGAGCAATGGGAGCGCGGCTGGCGCGTCGTCCGTCGTGATGGCTCGGTGATCGAGCCGCTATTCGACACCAAGGCAGCTGCCGAGCGCGCCCGGCGCGACTGGCAGGCATTAGCTGATGACCGCAAGTCCAAGTGAGGAGCGAGGCAAGGCGATGGTCGACGATATAGACAGAGAGGCTACACGCGAGGAACTTTACGCGATGATCGACTCCCTGCGGCGCGACGTGAAGCTGTTTCGAGGCGTGTTCAAGAACGCCCCAGACATGCCGGAGCCGCTCGCGCTGCAGCGGATCGGTCGATTTGCGAAGTGGCCCGAGGACAACGAGCGCGGAAAGCGCGTCCAGAATGAAATTGGCCTTGAGCGTGTGCCCCCCAAGTCAGAGTGCGAGAGTGGTGCGGGGTTGTGGGACAGGATCACTGGCGGCGCGTGGCGCCAGTCCATTTAAGGAGCAGGCCATGATCCGAGTGTTCCAGTTGATAATCCACGGGTGCTGGCATCGCTGGCGGGACGCGGGGACAATCCGCAGGTGTGATGAAGCCGGAGGGCGCATCCGATACTTCATGCAGCCCATGCAGTGTGAGCGGTGTGGTCGCCGCACCCGCGCCAGAGTCTGAAAAAGGAGGCCGGAGGGGATCACCTCCCCTCCACCACCCTCGCCAGTTCCCGCATTGCCGCGAGGAACGTCACGCCCGACACGCTCAGTTTGCCGTCCTTCACCAGCCCGGCCCTGTGCTGGAGCGCCTGAGAGATCGACACCCGCTCATGCGTGGCGAGACGGCCCATGTATCCCTTCCAGCGCATCCAGCCGTTGACGGCATCCCGGTCCTTCTGATCGTCGTCGCGCAGATCCGGGCGGTCGTCTGGCCGCGTCTCCAGCGCCTCGGGCGGCATCATCTCGATCTTGGCCGTCTTGGCGTGGCGCGACTTGCCGAGGATGCGCCGGTAATACGTCGCCTCTGCCCCATCCAGCCCGCGCCATACGTCCCACAGGCGCGACCGCTCGTTGTCGTCCTTCGCCCCGATGGTGATCGCTAGACCCGCCTGCCCCTCCATGGATTGCAGCCGGGCCTTGGCAAGTTCCGTCTCGACCCATCCGGCATGACGGCAGCGGGCCCTGAGCGCAACATGATCGGCGTCCTGCTCCTGTCGGGCGATCTCCCGGCGGGCGCGGGCTTCGCGGCGTTCGTCCATCGTGTAGATCCGTTTTCCTTGGGAGTTGCGACGTGGGACGGGGGCAAGCGCGAACGGGTCGTCAGATTGCCGGGCCTTGCGGTTGCGCTTCTTGGCGAGTGCCTTCATCTCGTTCCCTCGTTTTCCGGGCCGCTGAGTGGCCTTGTCGTGTCGGGGTGGTCCGTGGTCGTCTGCCGGGCTAGCTGGCGCTCACGGGCGCGCTCTGCGGCGTATACGCGGTATTGCGCGGCGTTCATGTTGAAGGTGTCCATCTGCTCGGCGTCGATCATGGCAGACCCCGTTCGATGCGAGCGCGGTCACGGCGCATCACGCGGATGATGCTATCGAGGCGCGGACAGGGCGCGAGATAGGCCCCTATGTGCGCCGTCTGTCGCCGCTCGGCCAACGCTAGGATGCCAGCGTTCTCTTGGTCCCAGAGCCACAGGCGGAAGCGTCTAATCAGTCGGGAAATCACTTGCGGCCTCCAACATGCCAGGCACCGCAACAGGGGCAGCGATACGGCATGACGCCCCGTCGCCGGGATGCCGCCTTGGCTGCGAGGGTCCAGCTACGGAACGGGAACTTGCCCTCGCAGCTTGCGAGTTGCTTCGCGCTCATGGTTTGGCCTCCAACGCGCGGCGGGCGAACTCGTTTAGCGTCCGGTATGCTTCCGCCTTGCCCCGGTCGTAGGGGCTGCCCGGCTGGCTCATGTCGAGTTTGCCCTCGCCGTCATAGGCGGCTTGCACGTAATCGAACGACGGCACCGCGCCCGCGATATGCTCTAGCGCCGCCTCCAGTTCGGCGATGCGGGCCTGTGCGGCGGTGAGGGCGTCTTTCTTGACGTAGGCCGTCATCGGCCAGCTAACTGCGCCACAGGTCCAGCCTCTCACGCTCTTGGCGGGGTTCTCGTGCTCAAAGTACCAAGCCTTGATCTCATCGGGCAGGTTGCGCTCGCGCTCGATTGGCTCCCGTCGCTTCGGTGCGTCCATGCTCATTCCCCCGCCATCCATGCTTTGATCTCGGCCAGTTCCTCGGCCCCGTATCGCGCCTGCTTCGCCCGCTTGCTCTCGGTCAGCCGCCCATAGACCAGCCCGAATGTTGCGACGATGCGCCCGAACTCGGCCATGACCGGCTTGCCGCCGTCGTAGCGAACGCAGGCCGTGGCGGGGGTTGGGCCGTGGTGCGAGGGGCGCAATGGCCCCTGCACGGTGACGGTGCCGATTTGGATGCAGCGGATCATGGGCGGCTCCAATCGCGGATCACGCCATACCAAACCACCCCGCCAACCATGGCCCACCACTCCCAATCCGTGAGGTCGAACCACTCAGCCGCGAGCAAGGCAATCGGAGCCATTGCGATGAAAGTCACAAGCCAGCTTTTCATGCCGCGCCCTCCCGCTTGGCGATCTCGTCCGCGATGTAGAACGCCGCCTTGCGCAGATCCTCGACAGCCGCGCCCTTGAGATCCGCGCGCCAGATGTATTTGGTCGCATTGCCGAGGCTGAAACCCATGTGCCGGGTCACGTCGATGCACTCGATGGTGCGCCCGCATTCGCACTTGGCCTTGCCGCTGGTGTAGTGCGGGGGGTGGTTCACCATGTCCGTCATGCCGCTACCCTTTCCAGTTCGCGCCGCAGCGCCTCGTTTTCAGCCGTGAGCCGGTCCACTTGCCCGGCCAGGAAGTCGCGCTTCCGCTTGATGTCTTGCAGCGCCTCAAATTGCGCCTCGCACCGCTGGGTCAGTCGGGCGATCTCGTTGCGCTGCTTTGCCATCGTGGCCTGCGCCTTGGGGTCCAGCTTCATGCGGCCTCCACTACGGCGCGGTATTGCGCCCAACGGTCGAAGTTGCGGTGACGGCCCGGCCAGGAATAGGACGGGTCGGCCATTGCCTGATGCTCGAATGGGCTGGCGTGGAGCGGTTCGCCTTTCAGCTTGCCCACGCGGGCCTGCTCGGACGCCATGTCGTCCTGCCCGTTGAAAGGGGCATACGAGATCCGGGCGCAGCGGACGGCGGACAGGTCGAGCAGGTGTTCGTGACACATGCCCGCCCGCTCGGCGTCGGTGATGTATGGCATGTGCCATTCCCCGATGGCGAGGTGCTGCGGCTCGGCTTCCTCGATGGCCTCGCGGATCATCACGGCGAGGTCGCGGAGGTGCGGCTCGGCGTCGGCGTGGTCGCGCAGGGCAAAGAAGCCGTTCCACTCTGTCGCGGTGACGAGGGCGTCAATCCACAGATACGGCTCAAGTAGCCTGTTAACGTTTTGCTTGTGCGCCCCCGCGACTTGGAGTAGCTGCGCGGTGAACGCCGCCGACTTGGCCGAGACGCGCCACTCATTAGCACACCATGCGGCCTCGTCCTCGCTCATGGCTTCCTTGGCCTGCATCCCCGGCATGTTCTTGCCCCAGTGCCACGGCACGAACGGCTCGTTACGAACTTCCTCGATCATCCGCTTGACCGGCACGGCCCGTGAGGAACGCGCGTTGCGGCTCATGGTCCGATGCGTCAGGATCTCGGGCCAGATGATGCGCGGCAAGCGCAGGTGCAGCGTGTAGATCGGCGGGCAGCCGTCGCACTCGCTGGCAAGGATCATCTTTGCGAACATCATGCCGCAGCCTCCACGATTGCGAGAAGCGTCTTGCGGATCTCGTCGTTGCTGTTTCCGGCCTTGCGCATCTCCTTGACGAGACGGGCGGCGGTGTCCTTGCAGGCTTCCATCGAGGTCGCCACGCACATGGCAGGCAGACGGCGATTGCGCGGGATGGAGATGCCCATGACCCGGCAGTCATGCTGCACCACGTCCAGCGGAACCCCGAGGACGATGGACATCTGACGTCCGCCCATGCCCTGCTCGATCAGCGCGGGGATCTTCGCGCGGCGGGCGGCGACCTTCGGGCAAGGAGCCGGGCCGGGGCGGCGCTGCTTGGGGTTCTTGTAGGCCGGGGCCGCCTTCGGCATCTTGATTCCGAGCGCCTTCACGTCGTCCCAGATCGTGCGGGAGTTGACCCCGCATTGCGCTGCGATCTCGGGGGCAGTCATCCCCTTCCCCACCAGCTTGGAGACCTTGGCGCGGCGGGCATCCACACGGGCGCAAACGGACGGCAGGCGAGCGGGGCGCGGGAACGTGCGGCCCATGGCCTTCGCATCGGCGGAAACCGTGTGAGTGCTTACGCCAAGCGTTGTGGCGATCTGCTCGCGGGTCATGCCCTGATCCATGAGGCCGATCACGGTTTCGCGCCGCTGGATCTGCTCAGGCGTCGGCCCGGCCTTCTTGCGGTTGAAATGCCGCTGCATCGACCCGCGATAGAGGGCCGTTGCCCGCTCCTTGTCCTTCGGCACCAGCCGGTTGATTTTGCTGCACCAGATATACTCGATCTCGGCGGCGCTCGCCCCGGTGGCGCAGCGGGTGACTTTACCCGCCGCAACCTTCGCGTCGATCAGGGCGCGTTCTTCTGCGGTGATCGTGGCGGGCATCAGAAGGGGATCTCGTCGTCAATGTCGCGCGAGCCGTAGATCTGAGACTGCCCGCCCTGCTGCTGCCCGTAGTCGCCGCCGCGATCGTCCGAGCCGCCTTCGGGCTTGCCACCCAAGAGCGTCAGGTTGCCGTTGAACGGGCGCAGAACGATCTCGGTGCTGTAGCGATCCTGCCCCGACTGGTCCTGCCACTTCCGGGTTTCAAGCTGGCCCTCGATGTAGACGGTCGAGCCTTTGCGGAGATACTGCTCGGCAATGCGGGCCAGCGGCTCGTTGAAGATGGCGACCGAGTGCCATTCAGTGCGCTCCTTGCGCTCGCCGCTGCTCTTGTCCTTCCACGTCTCGGAGGTGGCGATGCGGAGGTTCACGACCTTGCCGCCATTCTGGAACGAACGCACCTCGGGGTCGCGCCCCAAGTTTCCGACGATGATGACCTTGTTGACGCTGCCAGCCATGCTCAGTTCCCCAGTGCGGTTTCGTAAAGTTCAAGGATCGCGTCGGCCTCGGCCACGGCGTCCCGGTCTTTCTTGCGGCGGGCGAGGATGGTGCGGATCGTGGACACCGAGTAGCCTTGGCCCTTGGCCTCCGCGAACACCTCGGCCTTTGCGTCCTTGGCGTCCTGCTCCTCGGCGGTCAGGCGCTCCAGGCGTTCGATGATGGCGCGCAGTTCGTCGCCCGCGATGTTGTCGGCCATTACGCGGCCTCCCTGTGAATGGTGATCGTGAAGTGCTGCGCCTTGAGCCGGTGAGCGGCTTGCGCGAGGCCGTGCAGCAACTCGGGGTCGCGGCTGTCGGCCACCCGGCCAATGGCGTAGAGAACCGAGGTGTGGTCGCGCTTGAACGCCCGCCCGATCTCGGGCAGCGAACGGTTGCCAGCCTCGCGGGCGAGATACATGGCGACGTGTCGCGGCTTGACGAACTCGGGCAGACGTCGGGTGCCGGTGATGTCCGAAGGCTCGACGCCGAACACGTCGGCCACGGTGGCGATGATGTCGCGAATGAGGATCATTCCGCAGCCTCCCCGCAACCGCCCGGCTCATGGGTCCAGCCAACCGGCTTGAGGTCGTGCGACTTGCCCTCACGATCCCAAAAGCAGGCATAGCCGTTGTCGAAAAACGCCACGTCCTGAACCTTCGGCATCACGCGCGCATTCTCGAAATGCAGGCAGGTTTCCACGCCGTCGAGATCCACGGCCCACAGGCGGCTAACGCCCGGCTGGGTCGCCACGACTTCGATGATGGGTCCGCCGATGCTCATGCCGAACCCTCCCCGGTCTTCGGGAACCGCTTGAACCCGAAGCCCGCGAGGCCAGCTTCGCGCAGGATCTCCTCGGCCTTTTCGGGCGAGCAAGGAACGCGCTCCTCATCCTGCTGCGGCTTCACAAGCTGCGGCTTGGGGCGGGCCTTGAGGATCAGGCGATAGAGCGCGCCCGCGTCGGGCTTGGCGAGACGGCCAGCGGCGGAACGGGGGCCAACCTTCTGGTATTCGGTCCACGCGGCGCGGATCTCGGAATGCGAGCAGTTTTCGAGAACGTCCATCCAGCCTTCGATTTCCAGCGCGCGGACGGCATCGCCCGTCGCGTCGTCGCGCCAGAACTGGCCGAGAATGGCCTCGGCCCTAACCCCAATCTTGGCCCGATGATCCCGCTGCTGCTGCGGAGACAATGCGTTGAAGCCGGTTGCTGTCGTGGGCAGGTTGGTCATGGCGTCCTCCGGGAATTGCTTTGAGTTGGGGGGCATTGCTGTTTCGCATCCAGTTTCGCCAAGTCGCGTACCAGTCACGCTTGACGCCCTTCTGGCCGGGGGCTGAGATCCAGTAATCTCGGAACCTGTCGGCCTGATCGCGAACGGTCTGCTCGTTCCACCCTTCGCCTAGCGCCCACTCGCCCCATTCGCGGGGGAGCAGCCAGCCATCTGGCAAACGGCTGCCGCGCTTGTTTTTGGAAGAAGCGTTAGCTTCTTCTTTTACTGGTTCTGGTTCTGGTTCTGGTTGCTTTGTCCCGGCTTTAGCCCGGCTTTTGCTCACATCGTTTGTTTTCAACGACTTGGGCGGACGGCCACCCATTTTGCCAGCCTGCGAACGCTTCTTGTGCGTCTCGTCTGCTTTCGCAAATTCGCGGGTGAGGCGGGCCGAGAAAACGCGGCCTTTCTGACGCTGGAAGAACTCAGCGATCAGCGGCTTCACGACGCGCTCATAGGTCGCCATGTCGCAACGCATCCGGCGCATGATCCATGCGTCGTCATCGGGCAGGCTGCATCCAGGCGTCATCCACATGAGGCGCAGGAGGCGGTTGTATGCGCCATCTTCCTCAAGCGTCAGGTGCGACGTATCCGCTTCGAAGTCGGCGGGATACATCGGGAAATATGGGAGGCTCATGACGCCACCTCGCGGGTGACGCTCGGAATCCGGTCGCGGGCCACCCGAAGGGGTTGCCAAGCGCCGGGGGCGCTAATATGTGTCATGAAAGGTTGTTGCTCCGGGCTACAGACGGGGTTGCAATTTAGGAGCGATGGAGGGTCACAGGCCTCTGTCGCTCCGTTCGTTTTACAGGGAAGTGATTCGCGAATCAAGCGATATCCCCCTTATTTTCTTGGCAGAATCCATCGAAGATCGACGTTTGCACCGGGGCCACGCGAGCCGGTTGCGGCACGAACATGTCGGGTTGGCGGTGCGCTTCCTCGATCCGGCGAACCATAATCGCGAAGTAATCGGGGTCGCGTTCAATGCCGATGAACGAACGCCCCAGCTTGACGCAGGCCACGCCCGTGGTGCCTGACCCAGCGAACGGATCGAGGATCGTCTGCGCTTTGGGGAGGAAGCCCAGACACCACTCCATGAGGGCGACAGGTTTTTGCGAAGGGTGCGCCTTGTCCATACGCGAATATGCCTCAACCTGAGACATGCGGAACGCGCGCGCGTTCTTGTCGAATGTCGTCCACGCCATTTCAAAATGCGCAGTAGAATACCACGCATCAGGTTGCCCCTTGTCCCAGATCATCCAGCACCGCGAGGGAGGGAATGGATAATAGTTGCCGCCCCAAACGATTGCATCCGGGGCAGCAGCGGCGATGGCAGGAACAAGGCCGGGAACCGTTGTGCGGTCCCATGCCTGCTCCCCCCATAGCTTGCCCTTAGAACCGGCTTTCGCTTTTCCCGTCCCGATCCCATACGGCGGATCAGTCACCACAGCATCAACCGGCTCCAACTCGCGCATCACCCCGAGGCAATCCCCGAGCAGGAGACGCGCGTTGCCGATCACGACCTCTTTGCGAATGGCGGTCATTGTGCGCCCTCCCCAATCTCGACCAGCACCGCGCCGCCCTTCACAGGATCGCCAACGCGGTAGGTCGGGATGAACCGGCTGTCATCGAGGCCGATGGCATCGGACAGCCCATCCTGGCCCGCCTTGAAGCTGGCAATGAGGTTGTCGCGGTCCCGGCGGCGCTTGTTCGGCGGGCAGAACGTGATCGTCATCGGCAGCGGGTCGGGAAGGATGGTCCCCTCGAAGATGCCAGCGGCGCGGGTCGCCCATGCGCAGTCGGCGCGATACTTGGCCGTTGCAGCGCGCTTCGGTGCCCAGTGGATGCGGGCGTTAGGCGAGAGGCAGGACGGGGGCCAGGGAAGCTGTGCGCGCATCAGCGAACCTCGCGGGAATAAGAGGCCCCCGACTGCCGAGGGAGGGCAGCAGCCGGGGACAGTTGCCGCGCCGAGGGACAGGACAGCGCGGATTCGAGCGCCCAAGCTGCATCAGCGTTGGGGGCGTAATCGGTGAAGGCACCGCAGGCGCAGGAGAGCCACCATGGCCCCTTGGAGCCGTTGCGGGCCGTGTGCCAGCGCAGGGTGATGCGTGGGTGATCGCAGCAGAGGCCCGAGGCGGTCATTGCGTGGCCTCTTTTGTCCTCAGCCGTTCACCATTTTGGATAGGTGAGGCTTGAACGCTGGTTTTTTCGCGCCCACGTTTCTTCTGTCGCGACAATTCACGCCGCATCAGAATGAAGGATCTGACCTTTGCCTCAGTCTCCGGCCAAACCCGCCCGCCGCTGCGAAGCCGCGCGACAAGTTCGGAGTTTCCGGCGGACCTCTTGCCAAAGTAGCTTGCGCTCATGTCGGCTTCGGACATGAACGCCTCAATCTCGGCGAGCAGGGGGGAATGTCTGGATGTCATGCCTCGCACCATATCCTCTATAGAGGATAGGTCAAGCGGTTTCTATCGAGGACGTGCTTCCTTGTCCTCAATCGGGGACAATATCCCCATGAGCGATGATCTGTGGCGCGCCCGTTTAGCCGAGGCGATTCAAGTGAGTGGGAAGTCAGCCCGTGCCGTCTCGACAGAGGCCGGTCTTGGCGTTGGCTATGTCCACTCGATCCTTAAAGAAGGCAAAGATCCGACCATCGAGCGGCTTGTTGCCGTCTGCGATGCAATCCCGGTAAGCCTCATATATGTGCTATATGGCGTTGATGCCGAACCCGACGACATCGAAATCTTAAAGCTGCTCCAAGAGAACCCGAGCGCCCGCAGGGGCATTCTCGCTATCCTCGGCAAATCTTCCTGATTTCCTGGATGGCCCCCTGCTTCTCAGCGGGGGTCATCTGACCGAGAATCTTAAGCAAATCTTGGACCGTCATGGGCGCGCCTCCTTAGCGCGTTCTATCAAAGTTCTCCCCCCAGTAGTAGCTTAAAGTCGAAGCCCGCTTCTGCGGGTCTTTTCGTCTCGCGCGAAAATATCCTCAAATGAGGACACAAACTCCTTGACCGTCCTCTATAGAGGATATATTGTCACCCTACCAACCGCGCTTAACCCGGCGTCGCTTACGTCCCAAAACCTACCCAAAAGATCAAGGGGGGGGCGAGGCGAAAAGACACAACACACGGGCCACGCGCAAAGTTCCGCCGGTCACAATCATGTGACGAGTCGGGACAGGCAATAACCGCCGCTCGCTATCCGATAGCGCGGCACTTTGTAGGGAGACCAAGACTGTGACGAGCGTTTCCACCTTCCGCGAAACATACCCCGACCCGAACCGCATCCTGGCTGACGACATGATCGAGGCCATGGGTTCTGAGGCGGACCCGTCCGAACTTTCCGACATCGAGATCGCCATGCTGGTGGACAGCATGTGGGCTGATCTGATGACCCGCGCGCAGGAGTGCCGGGCATGAAGCGCGCCCTCTACCGCATGGCCCCTGCCCCCGACACCCGCGCATGGTTCGTCGCTGAGGGCATCGTCGGCCTCGTCTCGCTGCTCACCATCACCGTTGGCGGGCTGTTCATCCTCGGCGCTCTCTCGCTTGAGTGCGCAACGTGCGGGGGGCTGTGATGGCCGAGAAGCTGGAAGCCCTGCGCGCGTTGCTGGCGAAAGTGGAGGCGGGCAAAGTCTCTGCGGCCCCGTGGGGGGATGTCCTTGGTGTCGAGCAGGGCCACAATGCTTGGCGGGCTTACCACCATGGCTCCCTCGACGCCGCCAAGGCGCTGCATGAGGCGGTGCTTCCGGGGTGGCAGCTAGACCGACTGATGCAAGGCGATGACCGTTGGGAAGCGCAAGTCGGCAATCCCAATGCTGACTGGGAGGAAGGCACTGACGCTTCCCCCGCTCGCGCATGGCTGATCGCCATCCTCAAGGCCCTGATCGCACAGGAGGAGGCGTGATGTTCATCACCGACCCTCACGGCCAGACCCGCTTCCGGCCCAGTGCCGCGCGTCTCGCCATGATGTCCGATGTCGTCCGCTACCACAGCGACGTCCCGGCCATCCCGCCCGCCTACATCGCCTCCCCCGTATCCCTGCCCCGCCCGCCATGGGCCGAGCCGGTCAACGCATGAGGACCGACATGGAACGCAATGACATCACCACCCCCACCGTCACCCGCCGCAAGGGCGAGCCGCTGGACGTATGGCATGAGCGCAAGCGGGCCGCACGTCGCCAGCGCAACCGCGAGGACATGGAACTGGCCCGGCTGCATGAGCGGCACGACTTCGCCACGCTGGACGCCCTGAGCGCCGCGATCTTTCGGGGGCAGCAATGAGCAATCCTTTCTATCTGATCCTGACCACCTACCCCAGCGGCGAAACTGGAACGAGCGACCCGCAATGGACGCTGGACGACGCCGCCGACGCTCTGGGAGAGGCGCAGAAGTTCACATGGTCCCGCCAGCGCGTCTTGCGCATCGACAGCCTCGACGGGGGGGCTGCCGTTTCCGTCACCGACAAAGTTCAGGCCGTCATCGCGGCCCGCATGGCTGGCCGAGCCGCCTAAAGGAGAGACCGAATGACCGACGTTGCACACCAGATCGACCACGACGAGCCGCGCCGCCACCTCGCGACCGTAGAGCAGCGGCAAAGCCTGCCCGCTGACCCGATGGTCAGCATGATCGAACGCATTGCGATGGACCCCAATTCGGACCTCGCGAAGCTGGAGAAGATGATGGAGATGAAGGAGCGGCACGAAGCCAGCCAAGCCAAGGCGCGCTTCGCCTCCGACTTCGCCAAAGCATCCGCCGAGTTTCCGACCATCCCCCTAAACGGGCGGGATACGCACAAGAACACGCGGTATGCAAAGCTGGAGGACATTCTGTCGGGGGTTCGCCCGGTTTTGTCCAAGTATGGCTTCGCGCTGTCGTTCTCAACGGAGGTGACGGCTGACCTTGTGACCGTTATCGCGGAACTGTCCCATGAGGGCGGACACTCAAAGACGAACAGCATCCCCCTCCCCCGCGACACGGGCGCAGGCCGGAACGCTGTGCAGGCGGTCGGCTCGTCGCAGACCTACGGGCAACGATACACCGCGCAGGCTATTCTCGGCCTGTCCCTCGGGGATGATACCGACGACGACGGGCGTTCTGCCGGTAACGGTGAAACCATCACTGAGGACCAATATCACAAGCTGCGCGACCTGATCGGCAAAGCGGGCATTGCGGAGGACGTCGTTTGCAAGGCTGAGAAGATTGAGCATCTGGCCGAACTGGCCGCATCAAAGTTCGCCCGCGTTTCCAGCCGCCTTGACGCCACCATCAAGAACAAGGCGGGCAAGTGATGGAGCAGGGAACAGCCGAATGGGTGGAGGCGCGGCTAGGCCGCGTCACCGCCAGCCGCATCGCGGACGTGATGATGAAGCCCACGACTGCCGGGTATCAAAACTATCGCTCGCAACTGATCTGCGAGCGGCTGACCGGGCGTCCCACCGATAGCTTCAAGTCGGCGGCGATGGAGCATGGCACTGAGACGGAGCCGCAGGCCCGTGCGGTCTACACCATGACAACAGGCAACATGGTTCAGGAAGTCGGATTCATCCCGCATCCCAAGTTGGCAATGGCAGGCGCATCGCCTGACGGCATCATCGGGGGGGCGGGCCTTGTCGAGATCAAGTGTCCGCAGCCGACCGAGCACATTCGGATGCTGACCGGCGGTGAGCCGAAGCGCGGTTACCTCCTGCAAATGCAATGGCAGATGGTTTGCACCGGGCGCGAGTGGTGCGACTTCGTTAACTTCAACCCGGATTTTCCCGACGAGATGCAACTGCACGTCATGCGGGTTGAAGCCGACGCGAAGCTGCAAGGCGAGATCCACGATGCGGTTGCGGCGTTTCTGTCTGACGTAGAGGCCGCCATGGCAAGGCTGCCCGGCAGGAAGGAGGCCGCATGACCGAAACCGGCCTCGCCCATGTTCGCCTGCGCCTCCTGTCCTGCCCGGATCTCGCGGCCCTGCGGCGGGTCTGGGAGGGGTTGGGCGTGGAGTATCAGCGGCATCCCGACGTGATGAAGCTGAAAGAGGATCTAAAGCAGGTGCTAAAGTGAACGGACAAACCGTCATTCTTTACGGCAAGCGCGCCCGCGACGATGCTCACGGGCTGATCGACAGCGCGCCGGTCAACTCGGTGGTGACGGTCAAGGCCCCGGCCAGGACGCTGGATCAAAACAGCAAGTTGTGGGCGATGCTTTCCGACGTATCTCGCGCCAAGCCGGAAGGCCGCGCATGGGAGCCGGGCATCTGGAAGGCCGCGTTCTTGTCCGCTCTTGGCATGGAAATGATGTGGCAGCCCGGCATCGACGGGGGCGCACCCTTCCCTGCCGGGTATCGGTCCAGCCGTCTCACCAAGGCGCAGATGGCTGACCTGATCGAACTCATCACCGAATACGGGACGCGGCATGGCGTCCGCTGGAGCAATGAGGCCGAGCAATGAACTACAGATGCGCTGAGATAGTGTTCAGCAAGGACGGCCGGTTTAGCCGGAGATGCCCGAACCCCGCCAAGCATGACCCCGATGCTGAGGGCATTCCCACAAAATGCGGTGTGCATTCCAGACAAGCAAACGCGAGGCGTGAGAAAGCCCGCGAGGCCCGCTTGGAGGCAGAGCGGCAATCGTGGGCCAAACAGGGCAAAGCGCAGGAGAAGGCAAGGAGGCTCCAGGCGGATGCCGAGGACATTCTTCGCAAGATTGCCACCGGTCACAACGATCCGCGCAGCCTCGCACTTGAATGGGTCGAGCGAAAGGACGGCGAGCAATGAGCAACCTGACCGGACGCCCGATCTTCTCCAAAGGCGCAAAGCCGGTGAAAGCCGCGACCCTTCGCAACGCCGCCCGCGACCAGTCCTGCACTCTGCGCCTGGATTGCTGCAACGGCGACCCGTCAACCGTCGTGCTGGCTCACCTCCGCTGCTTTGGCTGGGCTGGGACCGCGCAGAAGCCCGCAGACTATAAGGCGGTGTTTGCCTGTGCCGCCTGTCACGACGCCATCGACCGCCGCAGCGCAAATGCCCCGTTCGGCTGGGACGACCTATTGCGCGCAATGGGCGAAACCCTAGACCGCCAGTTTGCGGCGGGCAACCTAAAGCTTGGGAGCGACACCGAATGACCCGCATCCTACACGCCATCCTCTCCCGTATCTCCACATGGCACTACGAGCGCAAGAGCCGCCGCGAGAAGCCGGAACTCTGGCGCATGATCGACGGGGTAAGGGCGCAGCAGTCCCGCGAGCGCAAATCGCTGCGGCGGGGGGATATGTATCAACAGGAGTGGGATTGATGCCAGCACCGATTGACGAGCGACTGCAACGCGCGATCCTTTCCAGCGAAGCCGCCGGGAAGGTCGTGACCGCCGCCCGCATCAACGGGCAGACCATTGAACTTCTGTATGGGGAGGGGCACAAGCCCGCCCCCATCGCCACAACCGCCGATCTCGTCAACTGGAAGCGCAAGTGACCCGCAAGGAACTGCCCCCCTACTGCTATCGCAAGGGCCGCAAAGGCTACGTCTATTTCCAGCGGCGCGGGGCCAAGACGCAGCGCATTCATAGCGAACCCGGCACGGCAGACTTTGCCGCAGAATACGCCATGCTGCTGCGCGGCCGCCAGCCCACCCCGGCCAAGACGATGAAGGGGCTGATCGCCTCCTACCTCGACAGCCAGCGGTGGAAGGATCTCAGGCCCATCACGCAAAGGGGCTACCGCCGCCACTTGGCATACTTTGAGGAAGTCATGCCCGCCGTTGATCCGCGCACGGTTGAGCGGGTGCATGTGATCCAGATGCGGGACGCGCTCGGGGATAAGCCCACCGACGCGAACCGCAAGCTGGGGGTGCTGTCGGTGCTGTATGAACACGCTATTGATCTTGGCTGGATGAAGCCGGGAACGAACCCGGTGCAGGGCGTGGCGCATCTCAAGCCGACTGGCCGCAAGCGCGAGCCGTGGCCCGTCGAGATGATCGAGGCATTCCGCCAGGAAGCGGACGCGCGAACGCTGCTGCTCTTTGAACTGCTGCTCGGCACCGGACAGCGGGTTGCCGACGTGCTGGCGATGCAATGGGGCCATATCGAGGATGACGGCATCCGGGTTCGGCAATCCAAGACACGCAAGGGCCTATGGGTGCCGTTCACGGATCGGCTACGCGCCGTCCTGTCCGATGCGCCCAAGCGCGGGCTGCACATTGTCACGCAGGAGAACGGGCGGCCCCTGTCCTATCAACTGGCATGGAAGAATGTCATGGACGTGCGGCGCGAGATCGGCGCGGAGCGGTGGGACATTCACGGGCTGCGGCATTCGGCAGCCAGTGAGATTGCCGCCATTCCCGGCATGACGGACGAACACGTCCAAGCGATCACGGGCCACTCAAGCGGCGCGATGGTGCGGCTGTATGCGGGCGCGGCGCGACAGAAAGCGCGGGCCAAGGAAGTGCAGAGGGGCCGCAAATGA